CCTGCACATGAAGAACATGCTAAAATATTATAGTAAGAAGCACCTCCAAATCCAACGGCATCATTTAGAACATATGTACCTACAGGATTATAAGCTCCTTGCCAATTTAATCCCGCAGGACCGATTGGGCCAACTGAACCTTGAATACCTGTTACTCCTTGAACTCCTTGAGCGCCTGTAACTCCTGCTATTCCTTGAGGACCTTGAATACCTGCAGGACCTTGTGGACCTGTTGCGCCAACACCTAAAGCCAATAAATCACTAACTAAGAAATTTTTAGTTTCATTATTTGTGGTTACATCAGTACCAATTAATTTATCGTTTAATGTAGGTGTAGATAAAACTGTATATGTACTTATTTTTCCCATTTTGCTTTATTGTTTTTTTGTTATTTCTCCTGTTTCAATGTTTATTACAGCATCTTCACCATATTTATCCATTAGTATCTTTTCGTGCTTTGAAAACACATCCTTAATACTATCTATGTATTTTATTAAGCTTTGCTTCTGCAATTCTAAATCACCAAGATTCATTTTTGCTTTAGAAAAATCAGTATTCATTTCTCTAATGTTTTTTAATTCTTCTTCTGTTGCAAAAATAATGTCTTGAATATTATTGTCTTTCATTTTATTTAATTTAAGTTAGTTACAAATGTAATGCTTTTTTAACAAATATTTTCCAAAGAGATGAAATAATAATTGAAAGTAATACTCCTACTAAAACTCCAAGCCAAAATAAATTCTTTTTTGGTTGATTTTTTTTACCTTCTGCTTTAGCTTGAGCTTTCTCAACTATCCTATCTTTATATATAGTTTTTACTTTTAACTTATACTCTATTCTCTTATCTAGTCTAGTTTTAGGAACATATATAGTCTTATACTTAATAATAGTATCTTTAGTACTTATAAACTTCTCCCATATTATAGTGTCATTAATAATGATAGGTATGCTATCTAATGTTGTTATTCTTATAGTATCACTTGTTTGCTCACAGGCATATCCTTTACTAATAGCCTTATTAAGATGGTATTGAGCAGAGCAACCATACAACACAAATAATAATAATAATACTCTAAACATATTTTATTTTTTAAAGAAATTATTTGATTTATCACTTCTGTTTTTAGCTTGCGATTGAGGTACTGTTTTCTTTTTAGAAACATGCGCATTATCGATACCATCGTGGTTTCCGCTTGTACCATTTTTTCTATTAGTACGCTCTAAATCTCTTCGGTATTTTCTACGCTCTTCAGTATCATGATACTTCATATCATACTTTACCTTCTTTTTTCTTGCTTCAGGATTTTCTTGATAATACTTTGCTGTTTTTGATTTTCCTGTTTTCGTTCCTGCTAAAAGATTTCTCATTTCCCTTGTCTTGAATAAATTTTCTTGTAGTTTTTACTTGACTTCAATTTAGAAGTTTTACTTTTTGCGTGTACGTTTGTACGCTTAACTTTAGGCTTAACCTTTTTTGTTGTCTCTAGTTTTATTTTTGCCATTACTCTTTTATTTCAAAGTGCATCCAATCGTAGTTCTTCTCTCTACCCAAAGATATAAATCCATGCTTGTAGAATATATCTATCATCTTCTGATACTCAGGTCTTGCAAATCTAGCAGTTTTCGATGATTCTTTGAGTAGATTTCTTGCAGGGTCTAAGTCAATGGCTATTCCCCATGAATGCATGGATAGAGATGTGCCACCCCTCATCTTTCTATAGTTAAAGCATCCACCAAATAAATCTATCCCTAACTCCTTAATCTTATCATATCCATAGGTAGCTAGAAGTTCATTGAATACAGCTGTAAAATTATCAGCTACTAACTTATGACACATCATAGTTTTGACAGTGCTGTCCAAATCCCAAGCTATTCTCATAGGATAAGGTAGCTTTATCTTTACTAAGTAACCTGCACCTGTTACATTAGCTGTACCATATTTTTTTGTTACCTGTTGTGTTGTCATTTAATTTTAGTTATATCATCTTTAATATCTTTTGCTCTTGCAAATAATAACTTCATTGATTGCCATAGGTCTATACCTTTTACTACTTTATAATTCTCATTAATAGACATTACCTCTATACTCGCCAATACCAATGCTACTACTTTAGTAAGCATAAATGGTACGCTAAAGAATGTTAGTATGATATCGTTAAGAATAAATCTATCAATAAGAAAGAACATTATAACCGTAACTTCATAGAGTGCTAACTTACTAATAATAGCTGAGAGCTTTCTACTACTTATTTTTTCTTTTAACTTATTAGCTTTCCAAATACCTGTAAAAGTATCAATGATAATTAGTACTCCTATCATTAACAGTATTCCCGATATCGGTAAAAAGAATGCAAAGCATATAGAGATAAGTGTCAATAGTTCTTGTTGTATAGATAGTATTAATAAAGATAGTTGTGTTTTCATAATCCTAATTCTTCAAGAGCTTCAGTTAAGCTAAAAGTTAAATAAAAAAATAATGTTATCCCACCAAAAACAATGTAAGATTGTTGACCTTGAAACATCATAAATAACGAGGTTATATAACCTGATATAAAATAAAGTGATGCTAAAATATTAAACTTCATTTTCTTCCCTTTACAGCTATGTTTATTCCTATCTGCATGGTTTACCAAAGAGCTATAATATCTGTAGCAGTTACAACTGAATTTACTCTTATTACTTGTACAGGTAAAAAAGTGCCTGATGCTATTCCAACAAGATTTACAACGTCACCTCCTGCAGTAGTAACATTAAGCGTTCCTCCTACACCAACATACAACACACATGGCTCAATTGAACCGGCAGTATTTGTGCCTGAATATAATGTATAAGCATTTGTTGCTGTCATTATATTTGCATTTAAAGTTAACTGAGTAGCACTATCTACATTTGTAACAGTTGCTGCTGTTGATGTTGTAGTATTATATACAATATCACCAACTTGGATATTCAATGGAGTAGTTCCACTAAAAAGAAAATTCTTTGTTGAATCTACAAGTTTATTTGCAGTAGTCGCTGTTGCTGTACTAGTTACAATAACATTAGGCATTGGGATATTTGTATTCGCTGAAGGTATAACCTTTAATGCTCTACTTACCTGAAGTTTTAAATTTGGCATAGCTTATTTTTTTTTAGTATTTTTCATAGCCGCCTGTGCGTTTTTCGCATAGTTGTTTCTTGCACTTGCCGTTAATTTTTGATTACTCGCCTCCTTAATATCAAAAGCTGTCTTCTTTGTTACCTTAGCTACTTTTTTCATTTTTTTATTTTTTATTGTTAAACATTTTATTTACAAGTAGGTTAGGATTGTTTAGCGCTTCTTTTCTTTTAGCACATCCACAATCTTTTCCTGTTACTCTTGAAACAGTATCTACTACTTTTTTAATTCCTGTTGCTGTTGTTATCTTTTCAATAACATCACCCATTCCTTTAGTCTTTCCCATTTGATTTTATTTTTTACAAAGTTAAACAAAATTATCTTATACTTTTGAAACTTTTCTTCCCATACCAACTCTTGACTTCTCTGCCTTCTTGGCACTTAACCTAGATGGACTTATCTCAGAAATTGTTTTAGGGGTTTGCGAAGAAACTTTTACCTTTGGTCTGCAGTACTCATTCTTGCCTCCTGCACCACAGGCCTTACCTGACTTGGTGTCAGTCCACTTTTCTTTTTCCCACCTCTTTAAGGATGTTCCTGCCTCTGTCTTTCGAACAGCACCCGAACCTTTCCTGCATTTTGCAATAGCCTGTGAAGCTCTTGCAGATGGAAAAACATCATACTGTGCCTTTACTTTAGAATAACATGCGTCTTTAGGCATTACTTTTTATTTTTTTTATGCGCAGAGTCTTTCATAATCTTTCCATCAGGCATTTTATGATATCCTTTAGGAGGCATAGGATTTTCCTTGTGCCATTTCTTACTAGCAGCTTCACCTTGCTTCACTGTTTTAGAGCCTGCCTTCTTAGTTAAATTAATAGTATCCGACTTCCCGTTATCGGTAGTAGGATGATTAACCATTATATCACCAAGCTTGCCTTTACCGCCTTTAGTAGTTTTTTTATAAACCTTGTGTTTCTCACCACCTGTAAAAATAGTTGCCATAATTTAGTATTTACCTCTTCGATTACTTGGATTAGGAGTGGTTGCTCCACCCGGTCCTGCCCATAGATTTTTGCAGGCCCAATATCTTGGTGTTAGTTTATCATTTGCAGTATCACAACTGTGTCGTGCTCTAAAACTTTTTCTTGCTACAGGACTATAATTATTACCATATCCCTTTGCTCCAAAGTGTAGCAGTTTCTCCGTGCCATTGCTACATGCCTTGACCATCTTTTTCTTGCCCGCTCTATTTGAAGGAACAGGACTATTGCACTTCATGTTTTCTTTAGTTGCCATTAGCTAGTAAGTCCATCGCCTTGAAAAGGTCGGTTAAGAGTTGATAATCCTA